ATAGGGATTTTTCATCCAGTTCAGGTGGCCGGTAAGGGGTTCCCTTATCCAAACAATCCTGAATAATGGCTTCCACTTCCGCTTCCTCGACACCCATCAGGGCGAACAGGGGGAAGTTCTCATGAAATCGTTCAAGATATTGTTCAATCAGTTCAGCCATTTTCAACACCCCTTTCACGGCTGATTTGCAATCACCTTCAACATATCTTCATACATGGCATAGGACTTGGGAAGATATTTCTTGATGGTTGCCAAACTTTCCGGGGAAGTCATGGTTGCGGAAGTCATTTCCGCAAAGGCTTCAGTTCCAAGGCCCCAATCAATCCCGTTGTAAGTTCGGGTTGTCCAGTAGGAACCACCACCATGACCAATGCCACAGCGGATTTTTCCACGGGTCGCCCCTTCCAATATATCAGAAAGATCACCGTACTGCAATGGGGTCAATGCTTTTACTTCCGCTTGAACAGCGGCATAAGCATAGGATTTTTTGACCTTGAATCCACCATACTTGATGTAGAAATCAGCGGTGTTTTGCGACATCCAGCCTTTTTGTACCCAATACGGGAAATCATCTTTATGGGCCTTCATGTCGGAAAGAATCCGATCCACCCAATCATTCACTTCATCCTTGATGGTTTGGGGGAAAGCCCCGCCCTTATAGGTAGAAGAAAAATGCCATTGCCCATTTGGGCTTCCAAGCTGGGCCGCAAGGCCATCAATGGCGTGGCCGCTTTCATGGAAAGTGGTTGCGTAAGGGGCGCTCCAAGAACGGCCCTTTCCGTCAGCGTCAATGTTCACATAAATGCTGTTGCCCTGACAGTATGCACCGCCTTGATGGTTCGCCTTTGCAACTTTGATTTTGGTTTCGTACTTATCCCAAGTAGCCTGAAGGTCAGGGCTTGGGCAAGCGTCCACATGGTCACGAATCTGATCATAGTGGTCTTTGCCGAACTTCTTTCCAAACTCGCTGTTATAATCACGAAGCGTTTTGGCAACACCGGCCCCGGTTGCAACGGTCAGGCCCGTTTTGGAACCGCCGTTCACGAAGGTCTGAACCCAATCAGCATATTTCATGTTGGCGGGAACATAGTACACATCCCCATCAGCGTTCCGGGCGGCTCTTTCACCGGCATACTTGGGATCAATGGCCGGGGCCGTAGTTCCTCGACAGTTGGGGTGGAATGGCGGCACAGTCACGCCGGGTTCATATTGAGAAATGGGGATCACCTTACCATCAAGCCCACCACAAATGGAACAGGTATGGGAATCCAGCGTTTCAATGATTTCCACCATTTCAACATCCAAATCCTTGTAACATTCCTTGGTGGCAACGGCGTTGAAATAGGTGGTTTCGGTGTTGACCAACCGCCCCGCCTTATACCGATGAACCCCAAACTGCTTCTGAATGGCCGTGGTGATCTTGGCCGGGGAATCACCCCGAAGAAGCCCTTGCGTCAGGCTCTTACTGACCGAACCCACCAAATCATTCTTGTTCAGCCAACAGCGATCCCGGAAGGTTCGCCCGTCCGTTGTCCAAGGCTTTGAAAGCAAGGTTTCAAGTTTCTTCTGATCCAGCCCGGTAATATCCCAACCAAGGCCCACACCCTTCTGAACCTCAAAGGCCGTGCGGGTGTATCCATTGCCCACAACCTTCTTCAACAGGGCATCCAAACTATCAACCTGATTGCCATACAGCAATTCAAGCTGTTGCTGAATACCCGTCTGAACAGCTTCAAGGCGGGAAATGTGGAACCGGGCGGACGCATTTTCCAGCTTCTTCAGCCATGCCGCATCCAACCCGGCCTGTTCACCGATCTTGATATACTGTTCAACGCTCCAATGAAATTCTTCAAGCTGTCCAGCAGTCAACCATTTCCGGGCATCGGTCAGGCTGATTTGATTGTTCACCGCAAAACGGGCATACCAGCTTTCAATTTCCTTCTGAACGGAACGCTGTGCATCCAGATACAGTTCTTCCATGTCCTGAATGGTTCGCTGGGCTTCTCTATGGGCGCTGTCCTCCAAAATGGAAAACCGTCCACGCCAATAGTCCGCATTTCTCATGGGCGGTTCCTCCAATCCTGAAAAATGG